TCATCCCAGAACGGCCTCTGCCGCCGGCCCGGCACCAAACCGGGCTGAGCGCTGCGCCACCTCCAGCACGTCACCCGCCTGCACCCCGTCCAGCGCCTGCGCCGCCGCCGGATAGGCCCAGGAGGGCGTGGCAGAGGTCTCCTCCCGCAGCACGGTGGCGCCGCGCATCACCCGGATGCGGTAGCTCTCGATCTCCTCTCCCAGCGGCACCTCGTCCAGCTCCCAGCTGTCGCCTTCGATCCGTGTGCGGCGTATCCAGCCCGCCGACAGGTCCTGCCCCAGCGCACCATTCAGCCGCAGATGCACCGGCGCATAGGGGCGCAGGCCATTGCCCTCAAACGCCTCTTGCAGATGCAGATAGGATGGGTCCTCCAGCGCGCGCCGCGCCGGGCCGATCCGGTAATGGCGCAAGCGGCGGCGCTGTTCGGGCGCCAGTTCCATCTGCACCGGCGTGCCGTCCAGCAGCACCACAAAAGACCCCGCAGGCCAAACATCCGGCATCAGCGCATCACTGCCCTGCTGACCGCGCAACCGGCCCCGCAGCAGGTAGGTCTGCGGCGCAATCAGCTCCGCCTCGCGGAACTGGAACAGTTCCCAGTTGCCGGGCGTGCCATCACCGATGGCGGCGGCGTTGGCACCGTTCAGCACCGCCTCCACCGTGCGGCTTTCCAAGCTTCCGGAGATCAGCCTGACCTGCAGGTCCGCCCCCAGATCCCAGCGCCCGGCCCCGGCAGAAAACAGCGGCGTTTCCGTGACTCCGATCACCTGCCGTGCCGCAATCACCTGTTCCAGAACGTAATTCTCATCCGCTTCGGAGCCGTAAACCGCGACGCTGCCGGGCCAGGCCGCCGCCGTCAGCACCAGATGCGGCGCGTGCGGCACCTCATCCCCGCGCATCAGCGGCAGGTCCAGGAACAACGGCAGCACCGGGCCGGGTGCGGCAAAGGCATTGACCCCCGGCAGCTCCTCCGCCACAGCGGCCAGATCATAGGTGCCCGGCTCAATCCTGACCGCCTCCACCGTCTGCGCCTCCGCCTGCTCCACCCGGTCGATGCGGTAGAGCTGGTCCTTTCCCTCCACTGGCAGGGACACCACATCGCCCGCCCCAAGATGCAGCAGCGAGGGCGGCAGCACGAACCGCGCGGTGTCACGGGAAATCCGCGCTTCAGCCAGCCAGCGGGCGACGGTCTGGCGCGCCTCGGCCCGGGTCATGGCCAGCGGCAGCTCGTTCTGGCTGACGCTGTGCGTTGCTTCATCGGGCAGCACCGCCTCAACCGAACCCGCAGCATGGTCGCCGCCCCATTCGGTGAACCGCAGCCGCACCCGGCCCGCCAGTTCCGCCTCGCTGGCGCGGGCCAGCTCCAGGCTGCCGTCCATCTCGTCATTGTCGGCCAGATGCTCCAACTGCAGCGCTTCCGTCACGATGCCCTTGCGCATCCGGAACCTCAGCACCCCGTCGCGCTCCACCGCGTCAAACCCGTGCCGCAGCATCAAGGGCTGCAGCACCGCACGCGCATCCGCAACATCCGGGTTCACAAACCCATGCACCACGCCGGAAAGCCCGGATACATCAATGTCATAAAGCCCCGCCCGGTGGCACACTTCCTCCACCACAGAGGCCAGCGTCCGCTGCCCCGCGCGCCCGTTCAGCCAATGGCCGCGCAGGTAGTTTTCGCCGTCGTTCCAGATCTCCACCCGCGCCGGAAAGGCCGGAAACGGGCGCGCATCCCAGGCCCAGACATAGGCGTTGGACATATCCAGCATTGGCCCGCCGTATTCCTCTGACACCGGGTTGTTCGCGGCCTCGCCCCAATATCCCAGAAACGCGCGCAGGTACTGGATCTGCATCAGATCGTCGCGCAAGCCGTTGGAATAGCGCGGCAGTTTCGATTCAGAACTTTTGGGGTCCAGAAACTTGTTCGGCTGGTTGGTGCCCTTGTCGATCGCCGCGCAGCCCAGTTCGGTGAACCACACGGGCTTGGATTGCGGCACCCATTCGGTCGGCGCAGCCTGCCGCCCCCCGCCGATACGCTCGTGATGCTCCTGCATCCACCAGCTGCGGATATCCTTGTAGCGCCACACCCAGGGTTCATCATGCGCGCCGTCGGTGATCGGCGTCCGGATCTGCGCCTCGCGCGCTTGCGGTGAGTGGTAATACCAGTCAAACCCCTCGCCGCCCTCCACATTGCCGCTGAGGTAGCCGAGGTCATAGACCGACGGCACTCCGGCCTGCGCGTCCAGATGATCATCACCCTCACGCCAATCGGACAGCGGCATGTAGTTGTCGATGCCGACAAAGTCGATGTTTTCATCCGCCCACAGCGGGTCCAGGTGAAAGTACCTGTCGCCTTCCGGTGACTGGTAGCCCCAGTATTCCGACCAGTCGGCGGCATAGCCGATCTTGGTCTCCATCCCCAGCAGGCTGCGCACCTCTGCCGCCAGCCCTTTCAATGCCAGCACAGCCGGGAAGCCGCCGGCGCCGCGGATCTGCGTCAGCGCGCGCATCTCGGAGCTGATGCAAAACGCCTCCACCCCGCCTGCCGCCGCACACAGCGCCGCATTGTGCAGGATAAACCGGCTGAGGCTCCATTCGTCAGGCCCGCTGTAGGTGACGGTTCCGTCCCCCACGGTGAAATCCGCCGCCGTCACGGAGCCAAAGAACGCCGCCACCTCCGCATCCGCCGCCGCGGTGCCATCGGGTGAGCCAGGCTGGCCCGGAGCCACCGACAAGGTGATCCGCCCGCGCCAGGGCAGATGCGGCTGGCTGGCGCCGCCGGTCCAGGGATCAGCCAATGCGTTGCCCTCTGCCTGATCCATCAGGATGAACGGGTAGAACATCACCCGAAGGCCGCGGCCTTGCATCTCCCGGATCGACTGCACCACCGAGGCATCGGCAGGCGTGCCGCCATAGAGCGGCTCGCCGTCCTCTTTCAGCACTTCCTCAGCACCTGCGCGGGTGACGCCGCTGACCGTCCAGGCCATGTTCCCCTCGGCCAGCTTATGCTCCACCTTGGGCTTCAGCGTGCAGCTGCCGCAGCGCAGGTCATTTCCGAACCACGACACAATCAACGACGCCGCGCCGCAGGACGGCAGTTCCGCCTCCAGCGCATTCAGCGAGGTCTTGAGGTCGCTGAGGCCACTGGGCGTATGCTCATTCGCAGCCCTGGCATCGCCCGGCCCGCCGGAATACTGCACCACATCCGCAGCCAGCGAATATTCCCCGGTGCCGGGCATCAGCGCCACGCCCTGCACGATCTGGCCCAGGTCCTGCGCATAGGTGCTGCTGGCGGGCTGCTCGGGGCGCAAGACATCAAAGGAGAACTGCGGCACGCGGTTGCCGAACCGTCCCAGCTCCAGGTTCTCCATCACCACATAAGCCGTGCCGCGGTAGGCCGGCACCAGCCCCGGCCCCTCGATCGCCTCCATCACCGGGTCCGGCAGCTGATCCGCCGTGCCGCGGTAGACGGTCATGTTCAAATCCTTCGGCGCCACTTCCTCACCATCAGCCCAAACGCGGGAGACGCTGGCGATCTCGCCCTCGCACAGCGCAATCGCCAGAGAGGCCGAATAGCTGTAGCTGGTGACCTGCGGCTGGCTGGGCCGCCCCTTGCCACCGCCGCCACTGGTCTGCGAGGTCTCCAGAAAGCGCGAGGACCAGATCACCTGGCCGCCCAGCCGCATCCGGCCATAGACCTGCGCCATCGGCGCGCCTTCGCTGGCCTGGGTCAGCCGGAAGCGGTCGACCTTGCCGGTCTCCACCGGATCAGCGCCGGAGCCCAAGAGCCGTTCGTCAATCAACCGGCCCAGGGTAGCGCCCACCGCACGGCCGATGACGGCAGAGGACAGCCCCGCCACAGTGCCGCCAATTGCGCCGCCAACCGCCGCACCGGCGGCAGAGAGAAGAATAGTTGCCATCAGATCAGCTCCTTTGCCGGGACATGCCGGGGAAGTGAAACCGCGCTACGATGCGGCGCTGCCAGGGCGGGCTCAGCGGGCTTTCGACAACCCCGTGGCCGGCATAGGCGTGGATGAAGGACGGGGCACTGCATAGCTGTTTCGCCCGGCGGCACCGCCGGGCTGCGCCTGCCTGCCCCCCGGCAGGCGCATTCGCGCCCGCCCAGGCAGACGCTGCCCTCAGTTCTGTTACCGCAGCCTGCACCCCCAGATGCTTGGCCACCGATCCCTCCCGCATCCGGAACAGGATCACATCTCCCGGCGCGGCGTCCTGCAACGGCTTCGCCGCCAGATGCCGCGCCGCGGCCTGCCACAGCGCCTCAGCCCCCTGCGGCTCTGACCAGTCCATCGTATAGGCGGGCGGCAGCTCCGGCTCCGCGCCAAGCAGCTCGCGCCACACCCCCCGGATCAGGCCAAGGCAATCACAGCCCGCCCCCTTGCAGGAGGCCTGATGCACATAGGGCGTGCCGATCCAGCCGCGCGCTGCCTCTACCACCCGGCTCATCTGCGGCTGCCCCCGGTGTTCATGCCGGACTGGCGCGGCACCGCCATGATCCAGTCCTCCCCCGGGATGTCAGGGAAGCCCTGGAAATTCAAAAGGTTGTTGAACTTCAGCCGGCAGCTCTCCATCCGCTTGTCACAACCGGCCTCCAGCCGCACCGTGTCACCTGCGGACACGGGCGCGCGGATCGGTTCCCACAGGGTGATCCTGCGCCCCGCGGCGGTGGACTGGTCGGACTTCACCGCGGCCCACAGGCCCTGTGCCGCACCGCTCAGCACCGTCAGGCGGCCATCAGCAAACCAGCCCGGCTCAAACCCCGGCAGCGCGTTCCAGCGGAAGTCCTCGCTGCGCTCCACTGTTTCCACTGCCGTTTCAATGGCATAGCCCGGCGTGCTCAGATCAAACCCACAGGCCGCATCCCCCAGAACCGAGGTACAGGGCGTCTGATAGATCCGCCCCTGCGGCTGGTTCAGCTGCTCGGTCAGCCCGCGCAGCTCCGCCTCGAATGCACCGCCCGCGCGGCGGATCTCCCCGATGGAGCCGCGGAATTGCAGCCAGCGCTTCGTCACATCCTGCCAGTTGACCAGCCAGCAGCGCACCTCAGCCCCGTCGAACCGGCCTGCCTCGATGTCCTCCTCGCGCACGGCGGCGTCACTCAGCACCCCCAGCGCCTCGGTGTTGTCGACCGACAGGCCGGTGGCCTGCTGCACCGCCCGCGCCGTCAACCCGCTGCCGGGCTGGAACTCCACGCCATCGAACGACAGAACGCAGTCGTGATCGGTGAATCCCAGCACGGTGCCGTCGCGCCGCTCCAGCGCCCAGGCGCGGCAGACCGTGGTGATACCGGATTGAAGATGCTCCCGCAACGCATTGGAAAGGCTGTTCATATCCGCACCTCCACCACCGGGACCGCCGGTGCCTCTCCAGCCTGGAACGACGCCACGCTGGTCTGGATGCTGGCGGTGTCAAACCGCACCGGCACATCAAACTCAAACCCTGCGTTGATGCTGAGGCCGACCTCCGGCGGATGCGCCAGGTTGATCAGGCCGGTGGCGGTGTCCAGCTCGTAATCCACGCCCTCGCGCAGCTCATCCTGCTCAACGCCAACCCGCACGGTGCCCGCCACCGGTTTGGCAATCGGGCGCTGATAGGTGAAGGCGCCGGAGCGGTAGGTCTTGGCCAGCTGGAAACTCACGGTGCTGCCGTCGCCGGTAGCGATTTCCTGATCGTCAAACGCCACCCCGGCGCTGGGCCGGGCGGATTTGTAGTCGCTCCAATCCTTCCAGCGGAACCCGTAAAGCTGGCCCTGACGCGCCTCGAAAAAGGCAATCAGCACCTCGATATCCTCCAGCGCGCGCAGGCCAAGGCCTGCGTCATAGCGGCGGCGGGAGTGCGCCCAGGGGGTGTTGCGCTCCTCAAAACCGTTGGCGAGCGTCACCACATCGGTGCGCCGCTCCGGCCCGCCGACAGAGCCGAAACTGAGCGAGGCGGGAAAGCGGACTTCGTGGAAATTCATTAGGTTACCCTCCATCCTTAACGGTTGCGCCCGCCGCGTGACAGCGCGCGGGACAGCTGCGCGGCGATCTGGCTGCGGCTGCGTTCAAAGCCTTTGACGTCGGGGGTGGAGACATTCATCACCACGTTGACCGCGCCGCCGCCCTGGCTGCGCACCCCAAGCGAGCCATCGGCGCCGCGCGTCAGCGGCAAGATCGCCTCCGGACCGGCCTCGCCCATCAGCCCGGTGGCGCCGCGCATCGGAAACGTGGTGGGGCTGGTGACAACGCCGCCCTTGGCAAAGGGCATCACCTTGCCCTGGCTGAAGGCGGCGCCATTGGCGAAGGGAAGGATACTGCCGATGAGGCTGCCGAACCCGTCGGAAATAAGACTGCCCACGTGGTTGGTGACCGGTTTCATCGCCGCGTTATAGGTTGTGCGGATCATTGAGCGCGCGAGCGTGTCCATCGCCTCCGACAGATTGGCGCCGTCAAACACCAGATCGTCAAAAGCACGGCGCAAGCCCTTGGAAAGACTACGGTCCAGGATCTGGGCATCGCGCCCGGTTTCGGAAAAACCTTCCTTCACTCGCCCCAGCACTTCTGCAAAGGCTGCGGCCATTCCAGAGGCTCCGTCCAGGGCTTCCCCCAAAGCTTCGCCCTGCAATTCCAGTTCTGCCATCGAAGATGAGTCAGTCATCTGTTGTCTCCTTGTTCTTCGGGGCGGTGGCGTCCGGGAAGGCCGCCATTAAGGCGGCCAACCGGTCGCGCCCCAGCGGCTGCGGTGCTGCGGCGTCGCCCAGCATCAGCCGCAACTCAGCGGGTGTCAGCTGCCAGAAATCGCGCGGCAGCAGTTTCAGCCCCGCCATCCCGGCGCGCATCAGGGCGGGCCAGTCGAGCGCAGTCATGAGCTCTCGGGCACGGCGAAGCTGCGCACCAGCAGTTCCGCGGCCACCCGTGCCGCCTGCATCGGGCCGCCGGTGATGGTGGCCACAGCCAGATCCTCGCGGCTGAGGTCATGGCCGCCGCCCTGCAGGCCGGCCGCCAGCAGCGCCAGAACATCGCGGGCGGAAAACCGGCCCTGTTCGAACCGCTGCACCAGATCCACCAGCGTGCCTTCCTCCAGCGCGGCCTCAAGGGCTGCAAGCGCACCGAGTGTGAGCTTCAGCGCGTAAGGGGTTCCATTCACGAGCAATTCCGCCTCGCCTGCGTGCGGGTTCACCATCGGATCACACCGCCGCAAAGCTGAGCTGGCCGGCGCTGGCGAGCGAGAGTTCATAGGTCGCCTCGCCATTGTGGCTGCCAGAATATTCCAGCGCGGTGACCTGGAACGGCCCCTGCACGATGCCGAAGTCGGGGATGATCACCTGGAACTCCGGCGTAAGCCCGTCAAAGAACAGTTGCCGGGCGCGTTCGTCCGTCGCCTCATCCCGGAAGATGCCGGAGCCGGAGATGCTGGCGGAGCGCACACCGGCGCCTGCCAGCAGCTCGCGCCAGCCGCCCTGGCTTTCGAGGCTGGTCACATCGACACTTTCGGCGTTGAAGCTGATGCGCGTGGCGCGCAGGCCGGCGATGGTCTCGAACAGGCCTGCGCCGTTCATGTCCACTTTGACCAAGAGGTCCTTGCCGTTTTGAACTGTCATGGGGTTTCTCCATGTATTTCAATTGGTTTCGTTAGGTTCTTGCGGTTCAGACATCATCCACACGGGCGCGGAAGCGCAGGGTGATCTGGCGTCCGCCGGTGCTCAGCCGCTCGGCCTTGGCCCGGTCGAACCAGAGGCCGGTCAGCTGCCCGCGCGGCAGCGGCACCGCGGCTCCGACCAGCGCGTCGCAGACGGCGGCAGCGGCGGATTTGGCGGTGGCAAAGCCGGCCATGTCGGTGGTGACGGTGACAAAGAACCGGTGTTCTGCCCCGCCTGCAGTCTTGTCGGAGCGGTCCAGCACCTCTTCGCCGCCAAGCGCCACATAGGTCTGCGGCAAGGGGCCTGCGGGGATGGCGTCATAGATCGCGCTGCCGACCAGTGCGGTCAGGCCCGCGTCGCCGGTCAGAAGGGTGTAGACGGCGGATTGCAGCCCGCCTGCGATGGCATAGGTCATGTGCTCACCTCCGCAACTGCGAAACAGGTGAGGTAGCGGGCATCCGGTCCGTTTTCCGTAACTGCATCAATACGGTAGAGGCGGCTTTCATCGCGGAACCGCTGGTCGGGGCGCGGGCGGGATGCAAAGCCATCGGGGGAAGCGCGCAGGGTAATGCGGTATTTCTGCAAAGACAGGCTGTCGCTGTTGAGGCGCCCGCTGAGGGATTTCACCTCAGCCCAGTGGGTGCCAAGCGCCACCCAGGCCTCAGCATAGCCGCCGGCGCCGTCGGGGGCGCGCTGGGGGTCTTCCAGCACCAGTTTGCGGGTCAGGTTCGGGGGGCGTTTCATGCCAGGCCCCCCAATGTCAGCCGCAGCGTGCGGTAGCGTTCAATGAGGCTGGTGACGCCAAAGGGCATGCAGCCGCCATGGAGGCCGGTATCGGCCCGGTATTCGTAGTAATGCGCCGCCAGCAGCATCAGAGCCTGGCCCAGATCGGCAGGAAGCCCGCCCCAGTCTGCAGCCATGCCAGCCTGCAGGGTGATCCGCGCCAGACCGCCCGCGGGAATGGCGGGCAGCAGGCTGCCCGCGGGACACAGCGCCGGGCGCTGGCTGTCACGCTCCAGATGGTAGGCGGCGGGGTCCACCACCGTCTCAGCGCCTGCGGCGTCACGGATCATCACCTCTGTCACCATCTGCACCGGGGCGATGGGAAACACCATCCGGGTGCGGTCGCGCCAGTGGCGGGTTTCCATTTCAAAATCGCGGGTTATCAGTGCCTTGCCGGTTCTTGCTTCCACCGCGGCCAGGGCGGCGCGCAGGAAGCCAATCAGCACCTCGTCCTGCAGGCTGTCCTCGCCAAAGCCGGTGCCCAGGCGGAGGTGTGCCTTAAACTGGGCCAGCGGCAGGGCGGCCTCGGGCACGGGGGTCACTTCGCTCAGCATCATCATCTCACTCCTGCGGGCCTCCCCCTTGCCGGCCCGGGTCTGCTGTCCGTTCAAGGGTTCGGCCGGCACGCACCGTTCCCTGCCGCTCGGACGGAGGGGGAGCAGCTAGACGGCAGGGAAATATGGGGTGCGTGCCAGCCGGCGGACCGGGCTGCCGGTCCGCCATCAGCGCTGAGCGGTCAGCTCAGGCCGAATTTCATCAGCTTGATCGCGGCGAAATCGCTGACGTCGCCGCCGACGCGCTTGGTCGCGTAGAACAGAACATGCGGCTTGGCGCTGAAGGGGTCGCGCATGACGCGCAGGTCCGGGCGTTCGGCAATGGTGTAGCCGGCGCGGAAGTCGCCGAAGGCGATCGGGAAGCTGTTGGCGGCCGGGTCCGGCATGTCCTCGGCGATCAGCACCGGGTAGCCCATCAGCCGCGCGGGTTCGCCTGCGGCCAGACCGTCGGACCACAGGAAGCGGCCATCGGCATCCTTCAATTTCCGCAGCATTCCCGCGGTCTTGGAGTTCAGAATGAAGGTGGCGTTGGCGCGGTATTCCGCCCCCAGCGCATAGACCAGGTCGATGATCGCGTCGCCGTTGCCGATCTCGCCTTCGACGCCGGTGGCCTTGTAGCCGATGTTGCCCCAGGTCCAGCTGTCGTTTTCCTCGACGTTGTAGTTGAGGAAACCGGTGGGCTTGTCGTTGCCGTCGCCGTTGATGAAGGCGTCGGCCTCAGACCGCGCGAATTTGTCGGCGATGCGTCCGGCCAGCCAGCCCTCGATGTCAAAGGCGCTGTCATCGAGCAGCCGCTGCGACGCCTTGGGCAAAGCGCTGAGTTCGTGCAGCGGGATCGAGATGCGGTCGATGCTGCCGGTGGAGGTTTCCGCCGCGGGGCCGGTTTCACTGGCCCAGCCGGCGCCCATTTCGCTGTGGTCGATCAGCACGTCATAGCTTGAGGCCTCCACATGCACCACGGAGGCCACGGCGCGGATTGAGGCGGAGGCGTTCAGCACCGCCTTGACGGTGTCGGCGGTCTGCGGGTCGACCAGATAGCCGCCGTCGCTGCCCACCGCGGTGGACATGGATTTGCCTTCCAGCTCAAGCCCGCGCAGGCCATCGTCGTCGCCGTTGCGCAGGTAGGCGTTGAACGCCTTTTGATGCGGGGCGCCCGCGTCCTGGCTGGCTGCCAGATGGGGGCGGTTCTGAGAGATTGTCTTACGGTCCAGCATGGTCACTCGCTCTTCTGCCTGTTTCAGCCTTGATTGCACGTCGTCCTGAAACCCCTTGAATTCATGAAGAAAGCCGGAGATGGCCTGTTTCACTTCATACGCCAGGGGCGCTGCGTCCCCGGTTTGGGCCGGGAGGTCTTGGTTGCTCATGATGGGTGTCCTGTTTTGGGTTCTGGCCTGTTTTAGGTCTGGCCTGTTTTGAGGCCGCGGGTGATCTGGCGCAGGCCGTCGGCCAGGGCGCGCAGCGCTTGTGCTTCCGCATCGGCGGAGGATTTCGCTGCCACCCGGGCGGCGGGCAGCATCGGGAAGGTGACCAGTGACACCTCCCACAGCTCCACCTGCGTGAGATGGCGGCTGCCGTCGGGGGCGCGGGTGGCTTTCTGGGTGCGGTAGCCGATGGAGAGGCCGTCGATGGCGCCACCCTCGATCAAGGCGGCCGCTTCGGCGCCTTTGGGTGTGGCGGTGAGGATGCGGCCCTTGACGTAAAGCCCGCGCTTGTCCTCGCGCACCTCGTCCCAGACGCCGATGGGCTGGTGCGGGTCGTGCTGCCACAGCATCTTGACCGTGCGGCCCTGATCGCGGAGCGCCTTGAGCGAGGCCGCATAAGCGCCGCGCATCACCACGTCACCGCCCTGGTCGGTCTGGCCGAACAGGCTGGCGTAGCCCTTGATTTCGGTTGCGTCCTTCAGCGAGAGATCCTCGCCGAAGCGTGCGAATTTATGTTCCAGCTGGGGGGATCCCTGCATCATTTGAACCTCGCAAGTCGTTGGATTTACGGCAATTGCACCGTCAGGAAGGATTGGAAGGCCTGCGCCAGGATCACCGCGGCGACGCCGTAGACAGTGAGCCAGAGGCGTTTTTCCAGCCGCTCCATCATCTGTTCGATCCGGTCGAGGCGGCGGTTCACGGCGTCGTGCTGGATCTGGGCCACCCGCTCATGGGCGGACAGGCGCAATCCCGGTGAACAATCAAATGCGTGCATCGGGTGCTCAGTCATCCTGTCCGCCCTCCGTCTGCGGCGCGGCTGGGGCTTCTGTGGGCAACCCCAGCAGCTGCCGCTTTTCCGCGGGTGTGAGGAAATCCGCGGAGGTGATGCGCCGCCACTGCGCCTCGCGTTCAGCCGCCAATGCGGGCAACTGGTCGAGGTCGGGCTTCAATGTCAGCGCGTCGCCGGTCCAGGCGGTGAGCCAGCCGGACAGCGCGGCGGTGACTTTGGAGACCAAGGGCAGCACGGTCAGCCGGTAGAAGGCGCGGTTGGCCTCCTGATAGTTGGCATAGGTCGCATCGCCCGGGATGCCGATCAGCATCGGCGGCACCCCGAAGGCCAGCGCAATTTCGCGGGCGGCGGTGTCCTTGGTTTTCTGGAACTCCATGTCGGAGGGCGAGAACCCCATCGGCTTCCAGTCCAATCCGCCCTCCAGCACCATCGGGCGGCCGGCATTATTGGCGCCTTGGAAATTCGTTTGAATTTCTTCGCTTAGATGGCGGAATTGATCGTCGGACATCTGCCCCTGGCCGTCGGAACCGGTCCAGACCAGCGCGCCGGAGGGGCGGGCTGCGTTATCAAGCAGCGCCTTGGACCAGCGGGAGGCGGCGTTGTGGACGTCGATGGCCATTGCCGCCGATTGCAGGGCCGAGAGCCCGTAGTGGTCATCCTGCGGGTGGAAGCTCTTGATATGGCAGACCGGGGAATTGCCCGGCTCGTTGGAGAAGCGGTGCTTGCGTCCGCCGACCACATAATCAAAGCCTGCGGGCCAGCCGTCCGGCCCCGGCACCACGTTCATCCGGTCGGAGCGCAGCACATGCAGTTCTGCGGGGGTTGCGTCCTCAGCCGTGACCATCTCGATATAGGCGTTGCCAGACAGGAGCAGGTGGCCGTAAAGCGCCTCCAGCATCTCGGCCTGGGTCTGGGCCGGGTTGGGGCGTGCCAGCAGAGCCAGCCAGGGGTGGCTGTCAAAGCGCTGGCGGCTGTCCTGCAGCACCAGCGGCACGGCGGCGGCAGCCTCGGCAATCAGGCGGATCACCCGGTGGGTGACCGGATTGCCGGCAAAGCCGCTGCGGGTCAGGGACACGGTGTCGCGCGGGCTCCAGGCGATGCGGCCGGCGCCGTGCCAAGAGACCACGCGGGCGGTCTGGCTGGCCTTCTGTTCCAGGCCCGGAGTATTGGGGCCCGGTTTCCGGGGGCCTGATTTCTGGGGGTCTGGCGATTTGCGCCGCAGCAGGTCAAAGACCATGGTCCGCTCCTCAGCTTGTTCCTGTGTGGCGCTGCCGGCCCGGTGGGGCTGGTGCGCCTTTGCTGAGGATCATTAGGGCCAGAAAGACCTGAAGATTTGGCAAGCGGTGCGTACGGTGGGTACGCAACACCTTGGGTTACAGCACTGTTTTAAAAGATAAAGGCAGCGTTGCGCGCTGCCTCATCCAATCGAATTTCTTTGTCTTGTCTTCGCCTGGCCGAAGGCCGGGCAGCGCCCGTCCGCCCCCCCGGGCGGGCGCTTCGCGTCCACCCGCGGACGGACGCTGCCCTTAGCGTTTTATAACACCCTGACCTGCGGCCTGCGCAGGTTGGCGGCGGGCTGGATGATCAGCTCATGCAGCGCCCAGACCAGCGCATCGACCCGGTCGGGAGAGCCGCTGCCGCGGTAGCCCTGCGGGGTCATCTGGCACATCTGGTCTTCCAGCTCGCCCAGCCCCGGCAGGTGGCGCACCCGGCCCTGCTCATAAAGCGCCGCCACCGGCTCGGCGCGGGCCGATTTGCCCTTTCGCGCGTGCAGGGCGCGGAACGGCACCAGCGGGTCGGCCTGGCGCAGCACGGTTTCGACCAGGGCACCGCCCTGGTTGACCTCTGCCACCACCCGTTCGGCGCCTAAGCGGTCGCGGGCGGAGATCACCGCCTGCGCCCAGGTCATCGGCGTGGCCCCCTGCACGGTGCAATCCGCCAGCACATAGGCCTGCCAGTCCTGCGGCGGGCCGTGGGTGACGGCGCCGGCCACCATGATGCCGCAGGCGTCAGACGCCTTGCCCGCGCTGACGGCCGGGTCAACCGCCACCACGATCCGGTCCAAGGGCGGGGCTTCGGCCACCTGCGCATCGACCAGCGCTGCGGTGGTCCAGAGCGCGCCCTGGATGTCCGAGAGCATCACCCCGTCCAGCTCCTGCCGGCCCAGCCGGGTGCCCGCGTAGCGCGCGCGGACTTCCGTCAGGAAGGAGGCTGCGAGGTTGGCGCGGTTGGCTTCGGTCGGGGCATGGGTGGTGACGGTGCTGGGCGAGGCCAGCAGGCGTTTCAGCACCGGCACATTGCGGGGCGTGGTGGTGACGCAGACGCGGGGGTCCTGCCCCAGCCGCAGCGCGAATTGCAGCATGTCCCAGCTGTCATCACCCTTCTTCCACTTGGCCAGCTCATCCGCCCAGGCGGCGTCAAACTGGGGGCCGCGCAGCGCCTCGGGGTCGTGGGCGGAGAACGCCTGCGCCTCGGCGCCGTTGGGCCATATCAGCTTGCGTTCCGACGCTTTCCACTTGGGGCGGCGGTCGGGGGGCGAGCAGGCCAGGATGCCGCTGTCGCCGTGGATCATCACGTCGCGCACCTGGTCATAGGTTTCCGCCACCAGTGCGATGCGCCGGGCGGTGCCGGGGTCGTGAGGCCACGCGCCCTCAGCCAGCGAGCGGACCCATTCGGCCCCTGCCCGCGTCTTGCCCGCGCCGCGCCCGCCCAGGATCACCCAGGCACGCCAATCGCCCGGCGGCGGGCGCTGGTGATCCAGCGCCCAGATGTGAAAGAGATGCGGCAGCGCGCAGAGGGTTTTGCGGTCCAGCTCATCCAA